CGACGATATACCTGTCGCCATCGGCGGGCGAACCGGGCGGCGCAGTCAGATCTCGATCGCGAACGGCAAGATGCACAAGCCCGTCAAGAAGCCGGAGTGTCTCATTGTGGGTGACATGCTTCTGGGCCTGCGCCGCCAGGATGTAGGGCAGAGCGAGGTTGGTCGTAGAATCGGACATGGTGGTCCTTTCAGAATGTCAGTGTGACGGTCTTGGCCGTGCCCCGCCCGATCAGGTTGGAGAGCTGGTAGATACGGATAGTCAGCGTGTCGCCGGGGCCCAGAAGCGCGCCCCAGTCGGCGGTCTGGTTCGCGGCGGAGTAAACAGCGCTGGTCGCTGAAGTTGTCAGCGTGCGTTTGACGGTCGCCCCATCAACGATCTCGACCTCATAGGCTTCGACCTCCTCGATGAGCGGCACCTCCACTGCACCCCAGTTGTCGGCAGAGAGCGCGCGGGACCGCCGCGTCCAGCGGATCGTCAGATCGCCTGGTGTACGCGGCCTGCGCCACGGCTGCTCGACATGAGCGACTGAGAACGGGCGGAGACCCACGCCAATCGGCGTGAAGCTGGCAGCGACATAGGTTTCATCACTGACAGACCGGCTCGCGGGACCGATGCGCCAGTTCCACGGAAGCCCGAGATCGGCCTCGGCGATGGGCAGCGAGGCAAGGCTTGCGTCCAGCACCACAATTCGCGCGCCTGCCGGAGCCGGCTTGCCCATCGCATCCTCGGTGCCGCGCTGACCGCGCAGCAGGCGCGTCAGGCGATAGCGACCCGGCGCGATCAGGTCTGCCGCGCCCGCTTGCACAATTTCCCACGTGCCAGGCGAACTCTCGATTGCCAGCGCATTTGCCCCACCGAACAAGGTCAGGTCTGTGACACTTTCCAGCGTGCCGGAAAGCAGATCGACCACCAATTCATTGCCGAGATCAAACCGTGATGTGGGACCGGAATAGAAGTTCGAGACCAGAGCGCCCATTCGCGCCCGGCCGCCAAAACTGGTCAGCAGCTTGAACCCGTCCGTCGATGGGCTGCGAAACACCGCCATCTCCCCCGGCCAGGGGACGGCGTGCGCTGCGATCATCGGCCGGTGGGCGGGTTGGTCCTCGGTGAGTTGCGGCAGATCCATCAACACCACCTCGGGCGCGCCGAACACGACGGGGCTCAAGAGCGACGACGGACGTGGCGACCCGGGCGGCATATCGTAGGCTGCCCGGTCCTGATGCACCGCCTCTATGCCTCGCGCCTCTGCGTCGGCAATGGAAACGAGCCGCAGGTCCATCTGCCGCCCGTCGTGTTCCAGCGTCACGACATCCGCCGGATCCAGTGTCAGCCGCGAGGGCGGCAAGCGAAACGCTGCCGTCTCCCGCCCCGTCCATGCTTCCATCAGCGCACGGCGACAGCGGCGCTCGGCCTCTTCTGGTGGCACCGCCATCGGGAAGGACTCAGACGCAATCCGGGTCGTGTCCACAGTGATGCGCCGCGCCTCGACGAGGGCGGCGTCATAATCCTCATCGGCGCGCGCCACCTGCCATTTCAGGGCCTGTGGCAATTCCGTCTCCTGGCCGCGCGTCAGTTCCAGCACATCGCCCTCGCGGCCACCGCTCCCCGCGTTCGGGGCCACCAGATCGTCGGGCGTGATGGTGGCAATCGTCGCACGCCCGCGCATGACGAACCGGATTGCGCCTTCGGTCTCCACAGCATCAAAGCCGAAGTGGCGCGACAGCGTGGTGATGGACGCGCGCGGGCTTTCAAGCGCACCAATCGCATAGCCTTCCACCGCGCCCCAGAGGCCGCTGACGTCGATCCGGGCGTCTGGCATACCGGCGCGCAGGCAAAGATGACGAACCAACGCTGCCAGCGATACCGCGCCAAGCCGCCCCGTCAGCCAGTGTCCGAGCCGCCAGTTCGGCCCATCGGCCCAGACATCGGTCAGTTCGGGAAAGAACGGATAGGGTCGTGCGTCCCAGGTCCAGGCTGCACATTCCGGCACATTCACCATCCGGTCGCCATAGACAGACGAGGTTGGATTATTGGCCGAAGTGCCCCAGTACAGGTAGGAGGCCTCAAAATATGCGCGCTGGATCGCATCGTCCCGCCAGCCACGCGAGAAATGCGGCGTGACACTCTCGGACGACTTCGGGTCGAAGAACACGTTCGGCTGGTTTGTGCCCCGGTCGATGGCCGGGCAGCCAAGCTCGGTGAACCAGATCGGCTTCGACTGTGGCACCCATGCCGTCGGGCTACCGCTCTCCACCCCACCCGGGCGGTCATAATGCGGGTTCGACCACCAGCTTCGCGGATCCTTGGTGCGGAACACCCACGGTTTGCTGGCCGCGCCATCGGTGATCGGTGTGCGGAGCTGTGCCGCGCGATCAGCCTCGGAGCCGTAGAACCACTCGAAGCCTTCTCCGCCCGCGATGTTCGCCTGCAGATAGGACCGGTCGTAGATCGCCGGGGCCAGCGCCGCATCCGCGTGCTTGAACCCGTCGCGCCAATCCGACAGCGGCATGTAGTTATCAATTCCGATGAAATCGATCTCCGGATCGGCCCAGAGCGGATCGAGGTGAAAGAACACATCACCACTGCCATCACCCGGCTGGTGCCCGAAATACTCCGACCAATCGGCGGCATAGCCGATCTTTGTCGACGCCCCAAGGATCGCCCGCACATCCGCCGCCAGGTCGCGCAACGCCTGCACCGCCGGATAAGTGCTGGACCCGGAACGGATTGTCGTCAGCCCGCGCATCTCCGAGCCGATCAGGAAAGCATCGACGCCGCCCGCCGCCACGCAGAGGTGGGCGTAGTGTAGGACCATGCGGCGCAGGCCCCAGTCGCCGGACGCGCCGGTCCAGCCGACGTTCTCGCCCGATACGGCAAAGTCTGACGGGCTGGCGCTGCCAAAGAGCGCCGCGACCTGCGTCGTAGCCGTGGCGGTCTTGTCCACCGATCCGACATAGCCCGCTGCAGGCGAACAGGTGATCCGCCCTCGCCAAGGGAAAGCAGGCTGGCCCGTCCCGACCGCGTTGTCGGAATACGGGTTCGGCAGGGTGTTGCGGGGCGGCACATCCATCATCAGGAACGGATAGAATGTCACGCGCAGCCCGCGCGACCTCGATTCCCGGATCGACTGTACCACGGTGAAATCCGCAGGCGTGCCGCCAAAGTTCGGTCGATCCTGATCGTCGCGACTGACCAGATGCGCGGCAGAGCGGCTCACGCCATTCACCGACCATGCCTGCGGCGTTGTGTTTTTGGCAGCGAGTTCGACTTTGGGCCGGATCCGGCAGTGCCCGGCGCGCAGATCATCGCCGAACCAGGACACCACCAGGCTGACGCTTTCGATATTAGGCGAGGACGCCTGCAATTGATCCAGCGCCACCACCATGTCGGGCACATCGGCCCGGGCATTCAGGTTCTCGGCCTGCGTCGCCCCGCTGCCGCCCTTGCGGATTGCGCCCGTGGCATAAGCAAACTCGCCGGAGGCCGGGATCATGGTGACCGCGCGGGTCAGGCCTTCGGCGGTGTCGGGATCGGCAAGCGGGCGGAAAACCTCGAAAGAAAGCTGCGGCAGCCGGTTTCCGAAATTCGCAAGCGCCAGATCTATGAGCACGACATAGGCGGTGCCGCGATAGGCTGGCGCGTTGCCAGCGCCCATCTTTGCGGCGATGAACGGATCAGGCGTTTGGCTCTCATCGCCCGGATACCAGCGCCAGGTCACACCGGACAGGTCCAGCGGCTTGCCGTCGGCCCAGATGCGTCCGATGCCAGTGATCGGTCCCTCGCAAAGCGCCACGGCGACGGACGCGTAGTAAAAGTACTCGGTCGTCTTGACCTTACCGCCCCCGCCACCGCCCTTGCCGCCGCCTTGCGTGGTGGTCTTGGTCTCCTCGCGGAAATCCGTCGCCCAGATGATGTTGCCGCCGATCCGCATGCGGCCATAGAGGCGTGGGATCACCGCCCCTTCGGTGGCCGAGGTGATGCGCAGATTGTCCATCCGCGCGCCCTCGATCCGCTGGGTTGGCGCAAGCGACGAGATGATCCAGCTGTCGACGACCGATCCGATGGTGGAGCCGATGAAGCCACCGATCGTGGCGGCACTGACGCCGAGGATCGCGCCGCCAATGCTGCCGCCAATGGCAGCGCCAGCGGCACCAAGAACAAGTGTGGCCATGTCGATCTCTCAGCGTTGGGGGAACAGGAAAGCGAAGGCGAGCTTGCGCGCCCAGGATGGGGTGAGCGGTTCCTCGATCACACCGAGCCGCTCATAGGCGTGGATGAAAGTATCGGGCCCGGTCAGGATCCCGACATGCTTGGCTATGGCACGCGGTGTCATGCGAAAGAGGACCACCGCACCGGGAGCAGCTGCGGCCGGTTCCACTTCGATCATCATGCGCCGTGCGCCCTCTGCCAGCACCTCGCGCGGGCCGGTCTCGCCCCAATCCCGGCTATAGGGTGGGATCGCGAACGGCTCTGAGCCTACGGTTTCGCGCCAGATCCCGCGCGCCAGCCCGAGGCAGTCGCAGCCAACGCCGCGAAGGCTGGCCTGGTCGTGATACGGCGTCCCGAGCCAGGATCGCGCGATGGCGATGACACGCGTGGGGTTGGCGCCGGTAACGACGCTACTCACAGCACACCACCCTCGTGCCCGCCCTCCTTTGTGGCGTAGCGCAGCACCGCATCCTGGCCGGGGATGTGCGGGAAGCCACGAAAGTTGACGGTATTTGCGAACTTCGCGGCGCAGGTCGCGATGCGCTTGTCGCAGCCCGCGCGGATGTTGAACGAATCAGCCTCGGTGATGGCGCGTACGGGCGCTTCGAGCAGTGTCAGCACCGCGATGCCGTCGGTCATGTCATGTGCGATGATTTCAGCGCGCCGCCCGGCATTGACCCCGCTGGTCCATTCGACCGTGCCGAAGGTGAACCAGCCGGAGGAGAAGTCGCCGAGCCCAGATGCGGTGAAAGCTCGGTCGCGCAGGAGATCGATGATGGTGCCACTTCCCTTGAAAGCCGGATGCTCGAGATCGACCCCACAGCGCGCATCGCCCAGCGCAGCGTCGCAGGTCGCCTGAAACGTCCGCCCGACTGTCTGGCCCAGCACATGCGCGAGCGAGCGCACTTCGGCCACGAAGGCCAACCGCCCGCGTCGGATCTGACCGATGGCGCCGCGCCGCATCAGGACACGCTGGCCGGTGTCGGCCCAGTTCACCCGCCAGACCTCGACCTCGGCATTGTCCCAGCGGCCGTCGAAGATGTCGGTCTCGGTGATTCGGTCCGAGGTCAGGACGCCCTCTGCGTCCTGCGCATCAACGGAAAGGTCAGAGCCGGAGCGGACCTCGGAAGCCGTGAGCCCGCTCTCCGGCTCAAAGGTGGTGCCGTCAAACCTCAGCGTCCGATCATGATCGGTGAAGCCGAAGCTCACGCCATCCGCGCGGGCAATCCGCCAGCACCAGGACAGCGTCGTCGTGCCCTCGTCGAGATGGGCCTGCAGGTCAGGGGTGATGTTTTTCATCGGCGCAGTTCCAGAAGTGGGATTGAGGTGATCGAGCCCAGTCGTTCGATGTCGTGCGTCACATCAAGCGCGTCGCTGTCGAAGCGGACCGGCACGTCGAATTCGAAGCCTGCGGTGATCGCGACGCCGGAGCCCGGCGCTGTGTTGAAGGTGATGAGGCCAGTGGTTGTATCGACCGACCAGCCGGAGGGCTGCTCCAACCCGCCGAACGCAATGCGGACGCTGCCCGCCACCGGCTTGGCGATGGCACGCATCCAGGCCTGCGCGCCGGAGGTGTAGCGCTTGACCAGCCGGAATTCGGTCGTCGTGCCATCGCCGACACCAATCGCCTGATCGGTTGGCGACGGCGTGCCCGAAGGCAGGCAGGACTTGTGGTCGCCCCAGTCCTTGAACCGAAAGCCATGCAGGCGCCCGTTGCGCGCCTCGAAGAATGCCACGACCGCCGCCAGATCGTCGGCGCGGCGAATGCCGTAGGCGACGTCGTAGCGGCGGCGCGAATTGGCCCAGCTGGCGTTGCGCTCCTCGTCGCCGCTGGCCAGTTCGACAATCTGCGTCCGCCGTTCGGGGCCGCCGCGTGCGCCTCTGCTGATATTGTCGGGAAACCGGACTTCATGGAACATCACATGCCCCTCCGCCCGAGCGACACCGCGCGCGCAATGTCGGCCGCAACTTGCGTGCGGGATTGGCGGAAGCTCTCGGCGTCGCGGGCCATGATGGTGACATTGACCCCACCGCCGCCGTAGCCCTGCGCCTCCCGCCGTGACAGCACCCGCTCGCCACGCTGCAGGATTGCGGGCACTTCGTCATGCCGCAGCCCTGCGACGCCGCCGGAATGCATCCGGGGTGCGGCCGCGAAGGCCATGGCCGGGACCATCCGTGAGGGTCCGCCGGATCCGACCATGCCGCCCGCATGCAGAATGTTGGCAAAGATTCCGCCAGCGCCACCCGCGCCCCCAAGCACCCCACCGAGCGCGTTGGCGATCGGCCCGAGGATGAACTTGCGCGCCCCGAGTTTGGCAAGATCTGCAATCAGCGAGGTGACCAGATCGCCAAACTTCAGTTTGCCGGTCTTCACGAACTCTCCGACCGCGTTCTCAGCCGACTGGAAGGCGCTGACGAGGCTCTGGCCAATGTCCCCGCCGATATCGCGGGCCTTGCTGGCATAATCCGACAGCGCCGTGGTGACCGCCTGCCAGCCCGAAACAGCGGCTTCGGTATCGGGTTTGGCCGCAGCAGCCGCAGCCCCGGCTGCAGTTCCCGCATCCGTCGCCGCCCGCCCGGCATCCTCAAGCGTCGCCTCAAACCGCTCCGCCGCAGCGGTGGCTTCATCCAGCGCATCACTGCCGGTATCGTCCCCGCCCGACATGGCGTCGCCCAGTGCCTGCAAAGCCGGGCCGACCCCGTCAAACGCCCCGGCGCGGGTTGCGGCAGCGCGCTCGCGGTAACGGTCGGCCCTGTGCCCGGCGTTGCTGGCGGCATGTTCCAGCATCGAGGCCTGTGACAGAGCGCCAAACCAGTCGATCCGACTGTCGACACCGATCTCCTCGGCCACGGCATTGAAGGTGGGGCCGATCCGGCCGAGAAACTCTGCCCATTTGGTCGACAGGAACGCCATCAGCCGGATCCAGATGCGCTCGACATCTGCGCCCAGTGCCCGGAAATCATCCGCGAAGGATCCGGCGGTAGCCTTGATGCCGTCCCAGACCACCTTGGCGACATCGCCCATCAGCCCCATCGCGGCCCCAAATCCACCTGCGCCCGCAACAAGTTTCGTGAACTGATAGACGAGCTCGCCCGCGCCAACGATCAGCGCCCCGATGCCGGTGCGGATCAGAGCACCCCGCAGCAGGACAAGCGCGGTGGCCAGACCGCGCACGGAGAGTGCGGCGATCGCCACCCCCGCCACCCAGCGCCCGGCGAGAAAACCCACAAAGGTGACGGCATAGGTGGTGAGACGGCCGAGGTTATCAAAGAGGCCACGAATGGCGATCCCGAGCGGCCCAGTCCGGCTGGCCACGGCGGCCATTGCGTCGGCGACCGCTTCCAGCGCGGGGGCTGCGCCGACGGCCAGCTGGTTCGACAGCCCGCGCCAGATCAGGCCCAGACGGGAGATCGCGTCATTGGTCCGCTCGATCTGGTCGGCGTCCTGTTCAGAGACGACCACACCAAAGGCCAGAACATCCTCGGTCGCCTGGCGCAGCGTGGCCGTGTCGATCCGGCTCATGGCGATGGAGCCTTCCTCGCCGAAAAGCTGGCCTGCAACGGCTGCGCGTTCTGCGGCAGGCACGAAGCTTTCGATGGCAGCATTGATCGCACCCACCCGCTGGTCCAGCGGCAGGGTGATCAGCTCGGTGGCCGAGAGCCCGAGCCGGTCGAGCGCGTCAGCGGCGGGGCCGGTCCCGGCGGCTGCCTGGCTGAGACGGCGCGTCAGATCCTTTGTCGCCTGTTCGATGCCGGAGATGGAAACACCAGCGAGTTCACCCGCCCGCTCCAGCGTCTGGATCGAGGCGACCGTGGTCCCGAGCGATTGCGCAAGTTTGGCTTGGGCATCGACGGTCTGCAGCCCGGATCGAACCATCGCCACGCCAGCAGCAGCGGCGGCCACAACGGCGGCGGCCGCAGCGACTTTGACCCGGCGCGAGAATGCCGCCATCCGGGCATTCGCCGCTTCCATCTCCCGGCTGAGGCGACCGAAGCCACGCGCGCCAGCCTCGCCTACGCCTTCCAGTTCCGCGCGCACCTGTCGCCCGCCCACGGCCGCAAGGCGGACGCTGACACGTTTCTCGGCCATGGTCATATATCCTGATTGTTGATTGGCGGTGCGAGCAAGGTCGCTCCACCCTTGCAATGCGTATCACGACGTGATACATCATGCCCCATGATCGTCAACACGAAGGGCAAGCGCGCGGCGAACGCGGTCGAGGACCGGTTCGGCAAGGGTTTCCCGGCTGATCTGGTCAAGCGGACGCGGGCGATGTTGTCTGCACTCGACGCTGCCGTGGTCCTCGAGGATCTTCGGTTTCCGCCGGGAAACCATCTCGAGGGGCTCAAGGGCGACCGCGCCGGGCAGCATTCGGTGCGCATAAACGGCCAGTGGCGCATCTGCTTCGTGTGGACCGAACAGGGACCAGCCGACGTCGAGATCACCGATTACCATTGAAAGGGCGCGACATGACATTGATGACAAATCCCTCGCATCCGGGCGAGGTCTTGAAGGAGCTCTACCTCGGGCCGCTCGATCTGAGCGCGATCGGGCTGGCGAAGCGCCTTCACGTGCCGCGCACTCGGGTTGAGCGGCTGGTGAAGGGCGAGACGGCGCTGACCGCGGACACGGCCATGCGGCTCGCGACCTACTTCGGCACGACGCCGGAGTACTGGATGAACCTGCAGCGGGCCTGGGACCTCGCGCGGGCACGAGACACCGTCGATGTCTCAGACATCACGCCCCTCGCGGCCGCCTGACGCCATTTCCTCGTTCAGCCGAAAGTATGAGCATGTCTGAAACCGCCACTCTGTCTTCGAAATTCCGGATCTCGATCCCCAAGGCGATCCGGACTGCGCACGCATGGGAGGCCGGGTTGACCTTTGCGTTCGTTTCCAAGGGCACCGGCGTTCTTCTGGTCCCGGTCCCGAAACGCGACAGCCTGAAGGGTCTCGCGCGCGGAGCGTCCGCTACCGATTACCGTGATCGCACGGAGCGGTTTTGATGATCCTCGTCGCTACGTCGGGGTGGATCGAAGGGCGGATCGGATTACCGACCGGGGATAACCTGTCCGAATATCTGCCCGAACAGGCCGAATGACATGGTTTCGACCATGGTCCAGCTGGAACGGGCCAACCTGATCGAAAAGATCAAGGGCTGACACCCGGACTGCCATTCGCCGCCATTTCCTCGTTCAACTTGCGCACCATCGCCGCTTCTATGACGGGCAACAGTTCGGCCATGGCTACCAGTGGAATGCCGAGCGCGTCCCCGAGCGCCAGCGCAGCGGCCATATCCCAGCCGATCACCGCGCCGGGCAGCACGCGCAGCTGGCCGCCGAGGCGTCCGACAAGATCCCAGACCTGCCAGCCTTCATGGGTGAGCGGCTGGTTCAGCCGCGCCGGGCAGTCTTGGCAGGCTTGCGTGCTGGTGTCGCTGGGTTCGCAACCCTCGCAGTAGCGCTCGCCCCCGCCGAAGGACCACTCGGCAAGGACGCGGAGACGTTTTTTTCCTGTTCCAGCAGCAAGCCCTTCGAGACATAGGTCAACTGGAAGGCCTCGAAGATCGGCCAGATATCGAGTAGTGCGCCGACAGCGTCGGGACTGGGGTCGATCGCGTTGCCGTCCGCATCACCAATACCCTCCCATGCGAGTACCGCCCGCCGCGCGAGAGCCGTGGCGAAAGCGACGGCCCGTTCCTCGTCGGATGCGTCCTCGGGGACCACCTCCACGCCGGGGTCGCTGCGCGTCGACACCATCAGCGCGGTGGTCAGTGGCCGCAGCTTCACACGCACCCCGGGCGCGAGATCATGCCAGCGCGGCTGGTTTGTCAGATCGAGTGTCAGCATCAATATACCTCAATATCGTTGATCAGGGTTGCGGTGCACATTCGGCCGACCGTGCTGTCGCGTGCGGCCTGCCAGTCGAAAGTGGCCTGCACGCCCTGTGGTCCCGAAATCTCGATGCGCGGGCGCGGCAGGTAGACGGCGTGCACGGTGAAGGTGAAGCTCTCGCCCGACGGCAGGACGTAGGCGAACTCCATCTCGCAGGGATCGCCGTTGATGGCCTGCGTCACCAGCGTCTGGTCCGCGCCGTCGATGCGGCCATCGCTCCGGATGGTCTCGATCCGGTCGAGGTTGTTGGCATAGGTGATGTCGGCCGAAACCACATTGCCGAGGGCGGACCCGTTGCGCGTGATTGCCCCGTTGAAATGGCCGAAGCGCTGCAGTTCGAGAGCAGCTGGCGTGCCTGCGCTGGTCGTCGTACCGACCGTCTCGCCCTGCGCCACCAGCCGCGCCGTCGCGGTCAGCAGGCCGGAACGCTGCATTTGCCAGTTGATCTGGTCGAGCACGCAGCCGGAATACATCGCATAGCGGGGGATCTCGGGCATGCCGGTCTCGATCGACATGCTGGGCAGCGTCCAGGACCCAGACTGGTACTCGTGGGTGTACGGTCCAGGACCAGTGGTGGTGGGATCGCCAAAGGCTGCCTTCAGCCAGAACCCGAACGCTTCGGCGTCGAGCGGCACAACGACATCGCCATCGGCCGTCACCGCATCCTTGATCGGCGCCAGCGGGTCCCGGCCGTAACCCAACAGTTCCGAGTTCAGCAGCGGCTGCTCCGCGCCGAGCGAGGTGCTGGCGAAGGGCATCTTGGTGAACCCGCCCACTGGGGGCGTGCCATAGGTCGTCTCGAACGCAAGCGCCATCTGTGCCCGCGCCCCTTGGGCTCGTGCCATGTTCGTCTCCTATCGTGAGAGAAGTCAGCCGAGCGGATCGGCCGTGGAATAATGCAGCACCACCGGGATAACGGCCGCCTTCAAACTGGCTGCACCCTCGATGGGCAGATCGACCGGCCGGGGCGCTTCCGCTTCGACCCAGTCACAGAGGCCGCCCAGCGTACGGTCAGCGGAAAGTGCCGCGCCGATGCTGGCGGTCAGTATATCGAAAGCGGTGTCACGGTCAGTGCCCTGCACGACCGCCTCGATCTCGGCGCGGTGCTGGTAATGGTACCGTAGCGGCGACAGTGTCACCTCGGGCTCGCCTGGTTCGCCGTCGCGCAGGATTAGCAGGCCCTCAGTCGGCACGCGCTCGGGCAGCACCTCACCGCGCAGGGCTGTTGCGGGTAGCGCCGTGAGCCGCGCACGGAGTGCGGAGAGGATGGTTTCGCGAGGGGTGGGCATTGATTTTAGCTCTGTTGCAGGTGCGGAGAAGGTCCGCCTGACACCCACCTTACCGATATTCTCGGATGCAGCGGGTGGCAGTTATCGCTGGGCATGCAAAAACCTTCAAGAACTGCGCGGCATTAGAACGGGGTTTTTGGTAGCGGAAACAAGATATTTGGCATATGTTCTCAAACCGAGCGTTTTCGGCAGAGCAGTTCTGTCTTTGGGTTTTGTAAGGTTTTGTACGCAACGCGGCGCGGTTCAGTATGCTGGACCTGGTGGAACCTTAGTAACGCCTCGTTGGTTGGGTCGAAACGGCATGGAACGACGTAATGTTCGCCCCGACATGTCACCGATTTGAAGATCAGCGCCGCGTGGCTGATTCATCACGCCGATATGGAGGTCTGACAATGGGATATACACCCCTCGCAATTGCAACGATCCTTGCCTGCACAATCACACCCATGCTTGAGGCAGGCGTTTTGCTTCCCAGTTCTGCGACTTCCGCGTTGACAGTGCCAACGGCTCCAGGCGCGCAAATTGT